CATCAAGGAATTTCAAACCCTTGTATCTTGTTGCCCTTATGTCCTCCCTATGGCTGAACTCTCAGAAAAGGGGCAGAAATTCTGTTCCCCAATCCTGATATGTACTTCCAATTTACTTTATGGATGTTCACTTCGTTCAATCTATACGACAAATAATCCGATAATTGATGACGCGTCTTTTTGGAGACGCTTCCACGTTCCCCTATTGGTTGAGAACAACCAGGCTTATTGCCTGAGTGAACTCCCAAATTGGGTTCGTGTGGAAAACCTTTATTTCAAGTCAAAATCTCAACAGGAGGCGCTTCAAAAGCCGCCAACTGCCGGGAAATTCGACCCGAATAGGTTCTTTCAACGAAAATCGGACTTCGACCCTCAGGGAAACCAAATAAAATGGACTCCCTTCGAGAATTTTGGTGAGTTTCGTGGCCTCTTCAGGTCACGACAGAGTTACCATGAGAATTTCAGACAGAACTGGATTCAGACAGTCGTAGACAAATGTCAAGATACTAGTGTTCTTCAACCTCTTTTAGAGGAGGTCGAACAGTTCCAATTCACTCAAGGATTTGAATTCAAGAGTGGAAAAGGGACAACTAAATGTCTTGATTTCCCCGCATATCCTCCTGTAGGACCTCTTCCCGTAAGGGTTGAGCCCGTACCCGAACCCCTAAAGGTCCGAGTAATTACAGCAGGTATCGGAGATACTTTTTGCTTGAAGCCCCTTCAACGTGCCATGTGGCTCGCTTTAGGTGATTTCGAACAATTTTGTCTTACTCACGGGACAAACCGCTTAGAAGGTGCAATAAATCGCATCTACGAAGGGTCTGATCCCGGAGACGTCTGGATATCCGGCGACTATTCAGCAGCAACTGACTCTTTTTCCATTGAGGGCTCTAAAGCCCTTATGGAGGGAATCTTGGAATCGATTAATCATGAACCAACGAAACGTTGGGCCATGAAGGAGCTTTCTCCACATTTACTGGTCTATCCTAAAGACTCGGGTTTAACCCCGGTTCTGCAGAAATCTGGTCAATTGATGGGATCCCTCCTTTCTTTTCCTTTGCTGTGCCTTTTAAATGACTGTACTGCGGAATTCAGCGGATTGTCTCCTTCCAAATATTTAATAAATGGAGATGACATTCTGATGAGATCCCAACCTGAACTCTATCCTGTTTGGAAAGAGCAAGTCCGAGAATTCGGGCTTGACCTCTCCGCGGGGAAGAACTACATCCACCCAAGATTTGGGACGGTAAATTCACAACTTATAGTTGATGGAAATGTAGTAGGTTCAGGTAAACAGATGGTCTTAGATAGGCGTAGTCGTGTTCTGGGTGAGTGTTTAAGAGATTTGGAACTTGCGATGTCAACATACGATTGTAAGGAGGTACAAGACCTCTTCAAAAGTGTGAACCGTCAAAAGTTATCCAGGACAGTCAGGAGTATTTCAGTTCCTGTTAGTCATGGTGGTCTTTCGTTCTCATGGGGTAAAACCCTTGAGACACCGAAGTCAGTCCGGACAGCAAAATTATGCTACCTTAATGACCTCTTCAAAAAGTTAGAACCACTTTCTGGATGCATTTCAATTCCTTACCTCTCAATCAAAGAGAAAAAAGTGTCAAGTATGAAAGAAGATGAACGGATCTTTAACGACCCGGTTACCTCTGTTGAGTATCATGAAGATTTTTTAAGTCCTATTGATCTCCAGACAGTAACGAAGAGATGTATGACGCATTGTGGCCTTCGAGAACTCCTTCTCGATCAGGCCCTTGAGTCTTTCCCTTCTTTGTCATTCATTCATTCCTACCAAGTTCCTTGTACCGATATTAGGGTGAGAAAACAGTTGCAAATTGCGATTGATTCTTTATTCCTACGAAACTTCCTCCAAGGAGGACAGGACTTTGGTTATGAAACATTTCGACGAGAATTTCTTCTTACTACTTTAAACCTTTCCGACAATACCGAGAATACAGTGAAACACATTGTGTCGCTACTGGACCTCGATGTTGGTCCGGATTTTCTTCAGTATATTAATCTCAATTTCGATCCAACAAGCTTTAACCCGGACTCCTTTAAAAAGAATCTTGGCGCGGCTTTGAAACCGAAAGAGTTCAACTTACCTGATGAATTTCCAGACTATGAGGATTTTTCCGAGGACGTCATGAAAGCCTTTCGTGCTCTCTGTTTAGAGAAAGATATTCCAACCCCTTTAAAGGGAGCGGAGTTTTCTTCTCCAGAGTGTAACGAGGACTTCTGTGATGATCTTTCGGAGATACCTCTTTTGTCAGAAGATGAAATAGATAGAATCTGAGGCCCCAAGAGGGTCCAAAGAAAGAAGAATAGAGAATGGTGTTGGTAGATCTAATTCAACCGATACAGTTCTAGCGGATTTCGCAGGAGTTTTTAAAACTCATGCTGCTAGAATCGGAGAAACCAATTAATTGGCTACTCCACGGGTCCACTGCGAAGGAAGAGCG